ATTTGTCATGCCGCTTGCAAAGCCAGCCGCCATTCTCGACGGGCGCAGACCACACGCATGTGCGGCAGTTTCGATTGGCGGCAGTCTCGCCGTAACAAATCTTTGAAAACTGGCACCAACGGCATTTGTAGAAATCAGGAGAGTCCGCAATGCGAGGCGGCAGGGCGTCGGGCGTGAAGATGATGTCGGCGGCCCTAGCCGAATAGAACTCAGCCGCCTTTCGATCAAAGTCAGTACGACACGAATCCCAATCGCGCCCACCCGCTGTCGCAACAACTAGCCAGCCGCGCGTCCTGCCGCGATAGAGCATGTAGACTTGGTGCTGCGCATAATAGGTTTCATTCCACTCGCGCAGCGCAGCCTTCTCGCCGTGCTTTTCCTTGCACTTTTTAAAACGCGCAAACACCTTTTCTGATGTGCATTTCACCTCGAAAACGTGCGGCGTTTTTGGCGCTTGCAGCAGCCCAAACGCCTCGCCGTCGAGGTGACCGAGGAAGTGGCCCTCGTGGTCAGACACCTCAAGCTGCCTGCCTGTGTCAGGATCGCGGTCGATTATTGTCAGACCATCAACGGCCCGCAGCCGCTCGATGACCAAGTCCTCAGTGCGGTGGCCGTCTGCAAAGTTCTTCAGCGTCTTGGCGGCGAAGGGCTGCTGCCCCGCCGCGTAGAATTGATAATAAGATTTGCGCGGGCAGTCGCCGATGCCCGACACGCCGAGATAGCCGCGCTGCGGCTTGTCTGCCTCAACGCGCTCAAGCGCAGCGTCAGCCGCCGCAAGCGTGGGATCAGTAAACGATAAATCCATAACTAAGCGCGGGGGCGGGCCGGAGGAACAGCAGCCGCCCCCTCTCCTTTGTCAGCTCCAGGGAGTTGAAGAAGCTGGCGGAGACACCGGCTGTGCGGCCGGTGGCGCTGATGCAGCGGCGGCGGGCTGCCCCTGGCTAGGCATGGATGCCGCTGCATATCCCTTGATTTCATTCGAGGCGTCGTAGCCGTTGGCTGGCGGCCGAACCCCAACATTGACCGACAACGGTTTGGCGATCAGGTCGTCAGCGTGTGCGATAACTTGCAGCCCGAGCGCAGACCCAATGGAATCCAGCCGCTGCTTTGCGATCTCAATCGCCGTCGCGCTTTTGGGGTTGCTGGCGTCGGCCGCCTGCATGACTAGGTAGTCCCAGAGGACGCGCCCGTTCTCGAGCCGCACCTGTAACTTGAGGCACTGGTTGCCCGACTTGGATGTGTGTTCTGCCCACTCAACAATCTGGCCGGGGTATGTGCCAGCGGCCAACGGCTGAAAATCGTTCTGCGGTGCAGGCGAACTGCCCACCGTGTAGTTAAGCTGCATTTTTTTCTTCCTTCTTAACAATCGCTTCGACAAGCGCCGACCATTCCAGCGGCAACTCGTGCGGTATGGGGTAGCGGGATTTGGCGATGAACGCGGGGCGCTCTGAGGTGAACAGCACGCGCTCACCAGTACCAACGGCGCGTGTGATTTTGCGGCCGAAGCCGCCGTCAATCTGCTTGGTCGCCGTGCGATAGTTGGCGAAGCCGATCAGGTCGGACGCTTCCATGCATAGGTCGCCCGCCTTGCGGTGCAGCTTGATTTCATAGCGGTCATACGGCTCGCCTGACGGGTCATCGAACTTGCGAATGTGTGAGTGCGCAATCATGACGACCGCCATGCCGCGCTGCTTACGCAGGGCGGCGACGCCGTTCAGAAACCGCCGCCAGAAGTCGAGCGCGAACACATAGCCCTTGCCATAGCCAGCGTCTTCAATGCTTTTGAGACCCTGCACTTCACACACTTTTGCCCAGACCAAACTCTCCAGCCAATCAAGGCTGTCGATCACAAGCGTCTTAAAGTCGTGGTCCTCTTTAACGAGCGTGCCGAGCTGCGCCTCGATGGCGTCATAGCTTTCCGCCAGCGGGAAGCGATCAGCGCCAACAACGTTCGCCCCATCTTCTGTCTGGATAAAAATCGGCGCGGGTGCATTCCCGGCAAAGGTCGTCTTGCCGACGCCAGGTGGGCCATAGAGCAAAACAACCGGCGGACTGAAACTCTGCCCGCTGATGATGTCCTTTAAACTCGTCATCTGCTTCTCCTTTTCATTCTTTCCACGTCAACCAATCTTCATTCGGATGCGTCAGCAGCCGCCGATAGTCCTTCCCGCTGCGCTTGCGGCGCACGGGAGCGATTGGCTGCTTGCGAGGCGGCAGTGCAAGGCGGTGCGCTTTGCCAAGCACGGCGTCGCGTGACCGGCGAGTGCCGGTGGTGTTTTTCATTTCGGCAGCGATCTCCGATGCGCTTGCACCGTCTGCCCACAGCTTTGTCAGCAGCAGCACCTCGGGGGCAGACCAAGGCTCGTCAAACCTATTCATCGGCGACCTCGCCCCAGCCGCCGCAGTGTTCGCACTCGACCAGTTTGGTGCGAATCTCCATCCAGCGATCTGGCGTGTACCCGCCGACCTCGTATTCGATTTCAACCGAGCCTGCGCCGTCGCACGACGGGCATGGCACGAAGGCGCTGTCGGCACAGGGTTTGCCGGGGTGGCGCAGTTTGCCGCAGTCAGGGCAGATCATCGCTTCGCCTCACACATGAGAGTCAGCAGCGTCTGCTCACGCAGCACATAAAGGCGCGGCGCACGATCCTGGCGAATAACGAGAAGGTCGGCGTCGTCTTGCGCCAGCGCATCCATCAGAAGTTTGAAACCGCTTTTGCGCCGCTTGGCCTCGACCGACATGCCCTCGAGGCGAAGGTCGCCAGCGTAGTCATCGCCAAGCTGGCCTTTGTAAGCACCGCTTCCAAACACGCGGTTGCAGTCGAAGCCGTGGGACTGCCAAAAATCGACAGTCTCTTTTTCAAGCTCATACCCGCGCTTCTTGTTGCGGGCGCTCACCGAGCAAAATCCGCAACCGTGACCGCGCCATCTGTAGCGCGTTCAATCTTTGCGAGTGTGTCGATGCCCGGCCGCTTTACACCAGCGCACATCAACGAAATAAACGCTGGGGAGACGCCGATCATGGCGGCAAATTCTGTCTGCGTGTAATCTTGGTCACGCAACCACTGGTTAAGTTTCATAATTTGCGATTACGCAATCAAAAAATGAATGGCAAGCATGTAGTTGACTGGCGGTTACGTCAGGTGGCAGTGTGTCACTACAGGTCGGGAATAGTTTTTTTAGCGGGGAACCACACATGACCATCGGCAATGCAATGCGGGCAGCGCGTAAGGCGTCAGACATGACGGCGGGCCAGGTGGCCGACAAAATTGGTCTGAAAGAGGCGACTTATCTGCGTTATGAGCGCGATGAGGTGTCGCCGCAAGCGCATGTGTGCGTCGCTTTAGCTGAAGCCTATGGCATCAGCCTCGATCAGCTTTTGCGCGGAATCGACACGGCCACAGACATGCCGCGACAGGTCATCAACTTTGATGTCGCCGAAGGGCAGACTTTATCAGTTCAGATAAACGCTACCGTCAAGCACGGAAAAGGCGCTTAATCCACAGGTCACTTTTTTGCTTGCACACAACTGACAGTTAACTATTATGTGTCGCCCAAAGAAGGGAGACGCAGATGGTAGCTCATTCATCAATTGAAAATTTGCGCGTTGTCGAGCAATGGCTAGCCGACCGTATTACGTTTCTAAAAACAGACAACACAATCACCGCCGACTGTATTGAGGTTGCGGCGCTCGGACACTCTCTCGCAACTGTGCGCGATGAGATCGAGGGGGTGCGCAATGCTCAATAGTTGGATCACCGGATTGCTGCTGGGCGCATTTATATTGCTACTGCTGCATGCCGCTTGCTTCGTCGGCGGCTTGTGCGCTGGCGGTGTTCTATGAGCGTGTATGCCAATCTTGCTGACGCCGCCGAATATCTGTTTGGCGACGCAACCGACGCAAACATTCGCACAATCAGAAAAATGATACGCACCGGACATTTGCGTGCGCTCGATAACGGAGTGCGCCGAACCTGGGTGCGATGGGACGATCTTAGAAAGTTTGGTGGCGATGATGACTGACCAACTAGAACGCGAAGAGGTGCTGGCAGAGGCCGCGCAGCTTATCAGCAAAGACCGCAACGAAAGCTATGGCGGCAAGGAAAACTTGCGACGCACTGCTGCCGGTTGGTCAACGATTGCGGGCGTAGACATTACGCCAGAGCAAGTCTGCCTGATGATGGCTTGGTTGAAGATCGCCCGCCTGTGCCACGCTTCACACAGGGACAGCTTTGTTGATGCGTTGGGCTACCTGGCCTTGGGCTACGAGTGCTCTAGCGATGTTTCGTAGACTCTGGAGCCGCTGGATTGCGGCGAAAACCGAAGCGCATCCGCCGATGCCGAACGCTCATTATCTTGGTGTGCACATTGCAGAAGCGACAAGCAAGGCGGGCTATCGCTGGTGGCGCTGACGCCAGCGCAGACCGCATTATGCGAGACGGCGTGCAGACTGTATTACGCTGAACGGAAAAGCACCGCTCAAGTTGCGGAATTGCTTGGCGAGCCAGAGTACGTGATTTGGAACTTGCTCGCGCATTGCTCTAGGCGACATCGATCAATCGGTCAAAAAATTACTGCGCTGTTTCTGCGAAAGTCTGATCTCTAATTGTTCGCGCACCGTCTGAGCGGTAGCCCGGAACGCAGTGTCCGAAAACATACTCCAACTCATCTGCCGCTACCAAAGCGCGGTCTCTATCCGGGCAGTTGAAAGCTAAGGTGCCGTCAATTACGGCGCTGTCGGTGGCGTGGAAGATCACGTCGCACGAACCGTCCTCTCGGTTTATTAGTCTGAATGCCATAACTGTGTCCTTGTTGTTGACCAGTAGCATGGCAAATCTAAAAAACAAAAAAAAGCCAAACGCATTTGGGCTTTGACCCAAACGCGTTTCACTGTTTTTGTAATTTTATTACAATTTAGTCGAGCCTCTCCGGCTTGTTCTCTGCTGTGTTCAAAATGTGAATCACGTCAGCTAGATCGCGAAGTTCTGGCAAGTCGAGAAGCGCGTCGATGCGCTCAAAGTAGAGCGTTAAGCTCGGCTCGGTCAGCAGCAAGTCCTCATCTATAAAGCCACCCGCTAAACCAGTTTTAACCAGCTTCGACAAGAACGGTGCCGAAACAGCCAGGTCTTCTTGTATCTGGCTTTTGGTCAGCTTTTCTTCAGCAAAAGTCTTCCAGGCGAGGTACAGCCAAACGGTAATCATCGTATCGTTGGCGTACCAAAACTCATGCGCAGGGCTTGGTGCCTTGCCGTCGCGCACCAAACGCTCAGCTTCGCGTCGCAGCAGTTGCACGGCGCTAATAAATTTCGCCCAACGAACTTGCGCGGTTCGACGCATTGTTTGTCGCGCTCTGCGGCGGTCTATCGCCAGTTCGTCAAGATCAATGCTACCTAAACGCGTTTTCCTTTCCGCAGAAACGCGTTTACCCCCCTGTGGATTGTTTTTCTTCTTTCTCGCCATTTTTTCCTCCTCCGTCATAACTGCAACCCACTCGATGCAATCTGCTGCATAACCGGCGGCTGTTGCAATTCGCCCGAAGCCTGAAGTTCTTCATACGTGCGAGCATATTGCTTGCGCGTAAAGTCCGTGGATTCGTGGCCCATGAGATCTGCCAGCGTATGCCACTCGTCGCCAAACTGTATGAGCAGCAGTGTTGCATAGTAATGGCGAAAATCATCAAGGCAGATTGCATTTGATGTTCTGTTCGCAGGATTCACGCGTTCGTTGTATTCGGCGCGGAAATTTTCTTCAAAGTCCTTCCAATGCTCACCGCGCACATGATCGGTGCCCTTTTGCGGTTCTCCGTCTTTCAACGGAAACACATAATCATCACCCTGTGAGAAGGGAGACGCCAACTTCCACGACAACAACAGGTCGTGTAGCTCGGGAACGATGGGGATTTTGCGAACGCGCTTAGGCAACGTGCCATCGGACTTGACGTTTTTGACCTCTTGGGTTTCCCAATATATGTCGTCGTTGTCATCGAGGCATGGTCTGCGTGTGAAAATGATATGAACATATTTCTGGTCTAGATTTACGTTGCGCCACGACAGACCGAGTGCTTCTGCTGCCTGCACCCCTGTATATGCATAGAACGCAATCAGGATGCCGTAACACCAATCAAATCGCTCGACTGCTGCATCCACAAGCGCACGGACATAGCTGCGGTCGTAGATGTATTTTTTTACCTCGGCCTCGACCTCTGCTTGAGTGCGTTTGTGCTTCTGCGCTTTGATCGTGATCGCCGCAGCGGGGTTTGCGACAAAGGCACCTTCGGCAACGGCCTTTCTGCAAATTCGGTTGAACGTGCCTTTTGCAGCGCGGCGCACGCTTAGGCCATACGCTCCCCATTTGCTGTCGAATTTTTCTGCGACAAGTGTTTGCGCACCTTCGGCAAAAAAATGTTCGCTTGTCCAATCGCCGTAGATTTCTGTGAGCCAATCGCAAAGGCGCATTTCGCGCTTATAATAACGAGCGCTCACCGCACCACGCTTGAGATCGCGTTTATAGTCTGCTCGATACGCTGGCACAAAGTCAGCAAAACTGGGCAACGTGGCGTGTCTGCCGCCACGGATCGTTGGCGCTAATGCGGTGGAATTGTTTAGACGTTCAAGCTCTAACAGAGCTTCAGTCGGCGGGTGTTCGGTGTCCCTAGGCCAACTCCTTAAAACTTTCTGTTTGCCGCTGTTGTCGCGGTGATACAGCGTCCATTTAGGCACGTTGCCGGTTCGATTCTGGCGATTCCATTTCGCTAGGTGATAAGTCATGCTGTCTCCGTTGATTAACTGCCAGACAACTTATAGTAAACCAACGGTTAAGGCTTTGCACAAAAAAAAGCGCCCGCGGCATAGGCGCGGCATATGCCGCGGCATAAAAACGACTATTTCTATGCCGCAAAAGCCTGACGAGGTGTTTTGAACGCATACAAAAAACGCCCTAACCAGTTGGTAGGGCGTAAAGATTTGAGTTTCAGGTTGGTTGCGGGGGCAGGATTTGAACCTGCGACCTCAAGGTTATGAGCCTAACGAGCTACCAGACTGCTCCACCCCGCGTCGATACCTGCTGTCGCCTGTAGAACCTGTGGCGACCTCAAATGCTTGACCACCCTACAGTTGCCAATAACCTACAGGTACTGTGGCGACCTCGAGGTTGTCAAGCGACCTCTACTTCATGCCGCGCTTTATGCCGCGCTCGTCAGGCTCGGGTCCAAAACACACCGCGTTGACGATTGCCACGACCTTGACTCAGCAGCAACTTCAAAAGCGTCACGCGCTGCACGCCGCAAAGTCTTTTTGCCCGCGATCTGTCGTGCAGACATAAAAAAAGCGCGCCGGGCATCAAGCCCGACGCAAGCTAAAATTTCATATTCATCTGGATTGACGCCACGCTTCGCATAGCCAGCGCCAGCGCCAAGACTCCATTGATAAGACAGACTGCCATTGTGCAGCTTCGCCGCCTCAGTCGTTTTGACTTGGACGCGCAGCAACTGGTCGCCTTGCGTGGCAAGCAAATCATAGGGCGCATTCGCGACAAAGGTCGCGTGCCAGCCGAGTTCTGTAATTATGGCAGCGGCAAGGTACTCGCCCACACGCCCGATCTGCACCTGATTTCGTTTTAGTACGACCACACCCACGGGCGTGCGCCCTTGGCTTCGCTTGGCTCAAGCTGGTCGAGGTGTACGAACCTGTAACTGTGAGCGCCTTTTTGACAAACACCAATCCCCGAAAACAAGTGCTTTGCCGCCAGCATTATCAAGCGGTGCGCGTCGTAACCGCTGCATCTAATGTCTGCCGCTTTGCCAAGCGTGTGCGGCCCGGTCTCGCCAGTGCTGCTTACCTTGGCGTTGTGGTTAGGGCAGCGGAAACCGCTGGCGATTATCAGCGGCCCAAACTCGTCGCGCACCATTTGCAACTTCCGCATAAAGGTCGCGTCCATGTCAGCACGACCGCAGCCGCACTCGCAGGCAAACTCGTCTCGTGTAAAGTTTGGCGTTGCGCTGGGGTTCCACTCGCTCACTTGGCAAGGCCCTTCGCGCGTTCAAACGAGCGATACCCGGCTAGCCCCAACAACCCCATTAAAATAGGCATCATCTGCGACATATCGAGCGACGGCAATTCGACCAAATTGCCAGTCTGCGCCAGCACAAACGACGCCATCGGCTGCACCAAGTAAACCCAACCAAATGAAAGCGCGGCAATCCAGCCTGTGCAGGGACGCCAGCCCGATTGGAACCAGTTGCCCTTCGCTTCTTCACGATTGACGGCGATTTGCGCGAGATCGACAGATGCCAGATGCCTGGCAAGCTGCGCCTCGATTTCCTGCTCTGCCTTGCGCCGCTCTTCCTTGTCTTCTGGCAGCCATCTGCCAGCCGCCTCAATGACGCTCGGCAGAACGGCAGTGAGCAGCCCGATCAAAGCCAGCCCCTCGCTAGTGTGCCAAGCGCCGCCACGACAACGGTCGTGACAACCAGCCACGCCAAACGCTCCCACCTGGCACTATGGTTCCGCACGATCTCGCCAAGCAGCTTCATCTCGGCGGCAGCTTCTGCCCACCTCTCGCCGCACTCTTTTTCATGTCTTGCGATTTTGTCGAGCGCATCAAGCGCCATTTGCGTGGGTGATTTTCGGGCGGCTGCCATGCGTCTCTCCAAAAATTAAGCCCGCCGGGTGGCGGGCTTTTTGTATCCTGCTGCGCGGGCTGCTCTGCCCTGGCGCTCTGCTGCTGCGCGGGTCTTGTGGACCTTCCCGCGCTTGCCCCAGCGATAGCCGCCTTTGACCTTGTTAACGGGCATTTGGCGAAAGAAATCTGCTGAACATATCAAGGTCTTGCTGCCCGACTTGCGCCGCCGTAAACGGCACGCTGCGACGTACAGCCTGACCGCCAGCACCAAGCAGTTCGCGTGCAATCATCGTCGCCGTTGGCGAACTGTATGCAAGCGTCGGGATTCCAATAGCGGCGCCGCCCGACAACATGTCCATGCCTATTTGCTGCCCTCCGCCGCCGAGCAACGCAGATGCCGTAAGTTGTCGCGCAGTCGTGCCGCTGTCTGGCACTTGGCTGCCCATAACATTCTGCGCCTGCCGTGCGAACGGCTGCATCCTCGCACGTCCCTCTGCTGTGGCTCGTTTAGTTCTTGCTGGGTCGCTTTTTGCTGACGCTTGCAAAACGTCAACAGGGGTAAAGGCTTCGTCGGCCTTGCGCCGCATTGATGCTTGGCTGATAACTTGGAAATTACCGTAGGCACGATCAAGATCGCGCAGCCGAAGTGACAATTCGACGGGGTTTTCGCTTTCCAATGTGCGGTTAAAGACGGCACGCGCGTCTTCAAGCGCATCGGCTTTGCGTAATGCCACCTCATCGCCGTTGCGCAAACGCTGAATGTCACGACGCAAAAACGTCTGCGCTTTTTTGATGTTTTCGCCGCTCATGCCAGCGTCATCAAAGCGGTTAAAAATATACCGTTGCAAACGATCTCGAACGTCTTTTGATATGTCTCGCTCAAGGCCAGTAATTAACGATTTCAGTTCTACGCTTAACGCGCTGCGGTCGATTATTTTTAACTGAGGCAGCAGTTGGTCATATTCATCGCCCAAGATTTTGTTGCCTGCTTGTATAAGTTCCGCACCTTCGAGGTTTTTGCCGACCTTCGCGCCAATCGGTGCTAACGCTTCATTTACAGCAGCGACGTTAAAAGTCTTTTGCGCTCTGCCTAACGCGCCGCGAATCGCGTCTCCAACAATCGGCACAGTGCTTCCGATGGCTTCTTCTGCCCGTGAAATTGCGCCGCCCAGTAGCGACGAGTCACGCACAGCCTGACCTGGTGTCAGTTGCACGCCCTTACGGATCAAGTCTCGTGCGCCTTCTGTTATTGCTGGCGCAACTTTCTGCATCGCAGGATTCGCGACCGCACCAATGGCAGCGCTTTGTCCAGCCGCTTTTGCCCGATCTTTTAAGCCGCCCTCACCCGCGCCAAAGCCATAAACTCCGCTTTGCACAGCGCCGGTTGCGCCAGCCCGGACGACTGGGTTGTTTGCCAACGCTGTGGCAATCCTCGCTGCGTTTGCCGCGCTAGCCGCCTGTCCGCCTACTGGGACAAACTGCGCGACAATGGTCGGGATGATTGAGGCGGTTATTTCTGCACCGAAAGCGACAGTCGGATTGTCTTCTCGAAACTTTTTAATGTTGCCGCGCACACGCGCAAGTGCTTCGCCATAGTTTTCCGAACCAGATATTCCGGCTGCAATCGCTGCCTCGATTTCGTCACCGAAACCAAACGTTAACCCTTGCAGTCCTGCTCGCGCAGTGTCCGCAGCAATGTCTCCATAACTGCGATCCGGCTCTGGTTGTGTGTCACCGAGGTCGCGTGGATCATTAAAACCCATTTTAATCTCCAAACTCTTCGTTTAAATCAGTGATGTCTTGCTGATTCAAAACTCGAAACTGCTTTGATGCTGCGTGGTAATAAAGATCACCAACATTGACGCGCCCTGCGTTGATCGCGTCTAAAAATCCGCGCTCATCGACAGAGTTTTTGCGCGACTTGTTAGGATCAACGTATGCAAATAGCGGACGATGGTTGTCTCCCATGTATTGTTCAAAACCCGACATATCGCCATTGTTGCGTCGGTAGTATTGGGCTCGCTCGCCGGCAACGCGCCGCTTGTTACGGTACAGCGCACGCATACCCGCAACCAAAACGCGGTTGGCTTCTGGCGTGTTGCCAAGCCCTGCCGTTGCTGACGCAAATAGACGCTGCTCGAAATCGGAACTAGCACCGCTGCCCGCTACTCTCATACGGGGAACAATGAAATTGGCGGCAGCCTTAAAAATCTGTTGGTCGTCAAAGTCCCGCGCATCTTCTGCGCTCAATAAATTAAGGTCGCGCAAAATACCGCGCACAGGCATCAACATTTCGGCGAATGCGCCTGTGTCAAGTTCACGCGCAGGGTCGAGCAACTCGCTCATCATATCAAGACGAAACGCAATGTCTTGATCTGCTGCCAAAGCACCCTGCTCTTCAATAATCTGCTGTGCAGCAGCTTCAGCTAGTTTTTTGTCGCCGGGGTTTTCTTCGTCACCACCCACATTTACGACTGTGCCGGGGCTGGTGAATGGCGCAAGAGTGTCACCTGCAGCAATAGCAGCCTGCTGCTCAACGGAAGTCATCCTCGTCGGCACGCCATTGAGCAGCACATTTTCGTACTTTGGCGGGCGGTTTTGCGCTTCAAGGTTTTTTAGGTCGATTGCGCGTCGTGCTGAAAACTGTGCTGCGCCAGCATCACGCGCTCCCGGCAATTCGCTTGCGAATAACGCAGCTTCGCCAGGCGTAAACCCCGCCCCGCCCAACATGCTTGCAAGGCTTGCCGCGTCAGCCGCCTGCTCTTCCTTATACTTTTGCTGCCCACGGTTTTGGAGCAACGCGCCACCAAGCGCCTGCGCTATACGCGCAAGTCCCTGCGATGTCGCATAGACCGGCTGGCCTGCCTGATCGGCCGCCTGCTGCGATAGCGACTGCCCAAGCAAAAATTGCTGCGTAGCTGGTGATCTAATTAGTCGAGGTGCAATCGCCATCTCTGTCTCCTAACCGCCGAGTGCAAACGGCAAACCGGCGGACACGCCAGCCGCCGCCAAGTCAAACAGCCCCGCGCGTTGCGCTGCCGCCTGCTGATTTGCCGCGTTATATCCTGCCAGCGCGTTTTGCTGCGCGAGTTGCTGCGCACCCAACACGTTGACCGCTCCCGGCATCTGGAACGCGCCGGTCTGGTAGCCGGGGCCGCCAAGAAGCGAAGACAACTCTGCAAGCTGCTGCCCGCGAATGTTCTGTCGCTCTGTGAGCGCCGTCTGCCGCGCGCGGTTTGCCTGGTCGGCTGCAAGCAACTGGTCCGCTATCGCCTGCTGTCGCGCTGCGTTTGCCAGCGCTGTTTGCTGCCCTTGCTGGGCAAAAGCCTGTTGTTGAGCGCCTAGGCCAAATGCACCGGCACCCGTTGCCTCGCCAAACGCTGCCTGGCGCTGCTGGTTTGCAAGCTGCGCACGCGAGAAGGCGTCTGCAAGCTGCTGCTGCCCGATCTGATTAGCCAGCGCTGCTTGCTGCGTGCGCTCGCCAAACTGCTGGCCGCGTGCCGTTGATTGCAGTCCAAACTGCCGCGATGCTTCCGTGCCAGCGCCAATCCGTGCGCCCTGCGCCAAGCGCCCAAGCTGTTCGCCTTGGCTGCGTTCAAGTCGGTCCACAGCCTCATTGTAGGCTGCGCTGCCAATCGGGAGACCACGGTTTGCGAGGTTTTGTTCAAGCGTTTCGCGCTGGCGCTGAAACTCAGGATTCAACAACCCAAACTCGCGATTGTAGATGTCCTGCTCGATGCCGCTGCGGAATTGAGCAAAGTCGGTTGGCAGACTAGCAAGGCCGGCGGTGTCGATGCTGCTGGTGTAAGTTGGTGTTACATCGACGCTGGTAACGCGATCCGGCAAACCGCCGAGTGCAAGCTG